GCAACCTCTATATCAGAGCAAGCCTCTAAGTTAGACCTAACTGACCTCTCTGTGGATGAAGCTTTAGAGATAGCTAGAAATACTCCTGGTCAATTAACAGAACAACAAGTATCAGGAGCACTACAATCTGCTGCACAAACAGTAGCTAAGTATAGGGATTACATTGATTTAGGTTCTTATGGTTTAGATGCTGATCAGATAATAAATCTTTCATTAGGATATAGAGAACCAGGTGGTATGACTGAAATAGAGTTAACTACTGCTATTTCTAGAATTTATAAATCTGATGAGAATTTGAAGAATCTAGCTTCTGGTTTAGCAGGTAATAAATCTTTCCAAAAGAATAGACAAATTAGATCTATTGGTTAAAATTGGTAATATTAAGCGATTACTCGAACCGCTTAATCGAAATAACTGGCTTCGAGTTTAGAATAAAAGTATAAGTAGCCACTCGATCCCTCTAAGAGTGCGTAGACATAAGAGGAGTAATAATGTCAACAGAACAAGAAGGAGCTGGTTTGTCTAACGAAGAATCAATTTCAAATGTACGTGATGCTTTAGATAAAGCGACAGCGGATAAAACTACATTACAAGAACAATTAACTGAAGTATCTGGGGAATTAAAAGGCATGAAAGCTAAAGAAGCTTTTAGAGCTGGGGGATTTCAAGATTCTCACGCAGATTTATTTATTAAAACAAATCCTGAAGCTGAGATAACAACAGAGTCAATTAATGAGTTCGTAAATAAATATAGTTTAAGTCCTGCGGAAGTGCCGCAGCAAACATCAGAAGCATTAACCGATATGGGTAATGTTGCTCAAACTTCCCCTCAGTCTGGAGTTGTTGGAACAGCAGAAGCTGCGAAAATGACAAAAGCTGATTATAAGAAGTTACAAGTATCTGATCCAACTGCAGCGCATCAAGCTTTACTTGAAGGCAAAGTACAAATGAGAGAAGACAATTACGTAGCTAACCAGACTTTTAATCAATAAAATTATTAGAAAGGGAGTGACTATTAATGGTCGACTTTACAAGTAACGATACAAATACCACTACGTATGATGATACTGTTTATTCAGCTATCATTAACGATGATATTTTAGATGCTTTACAAGCCGCTGTTGTAACACCTCCACTTCTAGCAATGTTCGATTTATCAGGACAGCCATCTAAGGCTGTCGATATTCCAATAGCTGATGCAGAATCAGCAGCTGCTGTTTCAGAAGGTGCAGAGTTAGCTAACACAGCTCTCTCCACAACTAAAGCAACACTGACTGCTTCTGAAGTCGGAATCATGGCAACTATCACAGACGTATTAGACGTATCTTCTATTGCGGCTACCCGTGGCGCTCAAATGAGACAAATGGGTAACGCTGTAGCACAAAAGATTGACGTTGATATCTGTGCTCTATTAGCAGGTTTCGGAACAGCTGTAGGAGGATCTGGTACGAACCTATCACTTGCGAACATATTTTCAGCAATATATACATTGGAGCTTGCAAATGCTCCAGGACCATATGTTGGTGTATTACACCCAGTTCAAATTGCTGACTTGAGAACAGCTGTAGAAGCCTCAAGTTCAGGAATATTTACTGGTGGTTCCGTAAGAGGAGGTTCAGGCGAGATTGGAACAAACGAAGATACCGGATTTTTTGGTAGCTTTATGGGTATTGATTGGTATCAATCAACTAACGTTCCTACCGCTAACTCCGCCGCTGACCGTGCAGGAGGAGCATTCTCTAAAGATTATGCCCTTGGTATGGTTCAGAAGTGGCCTGCAAAGACTGAAATAATGAGATGGGCACCTATTAGAGGGTTCGTCGTAGTTGTTTCATCTATGTATGGTGTAGGAGAAATCGTTGACAGTGCTGGTGTGGAAATCACAACAGACGCTTAGAAGCGTAAAGTCTGGATAGGCAGAAAGATTTATTGTCGTGTGTTCCTATCAACACACACGACAGAGGAGAACAAATGGCAGAAAGTAAGAAAAGAGCTAGAAAAGATGATGGGACATTTGAAAAAGATGATCCTACCACTCCAGATGTAAATGAAGCTTTTGAACAACCTGGTGTTGAGACTAGTCAACCTAAACCAGAGTATGTTAAAACTAGAAAGTTTAAAAAAGTTGAATTGAAATTTACCGAACAAGGTAGATATGCAGATGGAAGAAAAGTACCTTGGAAGAATATGAAGGTTATGAAAGCTTTACAAGTAGATCCTGATGGAATAATTACAGGAAATGTAGTGCAACTACCTTGGGAAGCAACTGTTAACAATGGTGTAGCAGGTGCTCCTGAAGATCAAATAGGTCTTAAAAAGTATGAGAGAAAAGGATTTATCTTTTGTGTAGAAGCAGACGGTACACCTATATTCTCAACACTTTGGGATGATTGGTCAGAGTATGATGCAGAATATGAAGCTTCAATAAGACATAGAAACCAAGGAGAGTCTGGCAAGTTTGGGCAAAATGCAACAACTAGCAAGACTATGAGCGGTGTCTAAAAAAAAGAAAAAGAAAGAATTAAAAGACGCATCTAAATTGATGGAGGATTCCTTCGGTTTAGATAAACACCTTAAACCTAGAGCTTCCGATTTAGGTGAAGAAGATCTAGGTGACGGTATGTTTCAGAAGAGAGTCCGAGTTCATAGAGATGCGTCTGGTGAAGTAAGTCAGCTATTAGATGCTGATGCACCTTTAACTAAAGCTGAAGAATTAGCTGAAATGGAAATTTATAGGAAGGTTCTAGAGCAACCTCCTGTAATAAAAAATGTTCCTAGAACAGATAAAGGAAAAGTTATCCATATACTTGCAACTCGTCTATTTCAAGACTATGTTAAGAATGCAAGCAATATGACAAGGCCCAATCCCTTGAGAGACGGAATACCTGGTTGTGCATGCCCAGTGAAAAGTAAAGTTGGTTGTGTGGATTGGTGCGGTCAAGATAAGCTTGGTCCGAGGATAAGGACGGCATCTGCACAAGAGGTATACGATTGGATAGTAGAGATGGTTAAGCGTAGAGCTAACATAGTAGACTCTTCAAAGAAGAAGGGTAAGTAATGGCTTCAGCAGCTGTTGTTAGACAACGTGTTAAAGATTATCTTTATGGTTCTGATTATCTCAAAAGACCTTTCACCGATTTCTTAAATCAAGATGGAACTGTATCTAGTTCAGATACAGTTATAACTGTTTCAAATATCTCTAGCTGGGGAGTTGGAGATATTGTAGAGTTCAATACAGGGGAACAAGCTTATATTAAAAATGTTTCTTTAGACAACAATAGATTTACTGTAGCTAGAGCTTGGAACGGAACAACTGCTGCAACAGTTACTGACTTAACAGCTATAGAGAAAAATCCAAGATTCACTTATGCACAAATTGATAATGCAGTTGGATCAATTATTGATGAACTATATCCAGAAGTTTATATTTTTGGTACTGGAAATTCTACTGCAAATAACAGTAGTTGGTACTACACAACAAACGATACAGGATTGAAAGAGATTTTATCTGTTTATTATCCTCGTTCTGGTTCTCTAGGTAACAATGAACCTTGGGTTATCAACACCTGGAAGATGAACAAGCATATGCATGCATCAGGTTTCGCTAATGGTATAGGTCTAACAATGTGGGATTATGGTGAGTTATCTCACGGAGATACTTTTTATTATACTTTCAGAAAAGAAATTGGAGCAACAACAGACTTAGAAGATAGACAAGTTGAGCTAGTTGTCTTAGGTGCTGTATTTAAACTGATGGGATCTACAGTCCCACCAGCTACAAATGCAACTAAGGACACAAGACAAGTAACTCAACCAGGACAGGAAGTAAGAGACTCTAACTGGTTTTTATCAGAATATTTGAGAGCTAGAAAAGAAGAGAATATGCGACTTAAAGAAGAGGAGAGGTTCGTACTAACAAGTCGACAAACTAGAAAACAAAGAACATATCGTGATTGATGGGTATTTCCACGTCAAACTTGGAAGCTACAAGTATCGTCTTGCTTCTAGTTCTGACGACCAACATTATAGCGCTCGTCTGGTTCCGCTAAATATATCTAACGCTCAAGTAGTACAATCCTCTGATCCAAAGTATGATTTAAGACCTGATACTGCTGTATGGGAAATGACTGATTGGTCTGGTGGTGAAGGTACTAAAAAGTTTGATAATGAAACTGGTAATGAATACGATCTAAGTTATAACATAGATGCATTACATACGCCAGGAAGTATCAGATTAGCTAATGCTGTAGAAGCTGCAGGAACCAATTCAAATAAAACAGGTGCATTAGTAAAAGCAGGAAAACATTTAATTC